CATCAAAATTCTAGTGCGCTTGACCGGCGCGTCAAAACAACTCCTCGAACTCATCCTCCCCATCCTCCGCGACAGCGCCGCCCAACTCCTCGCCTCTCTCGCGCCCATCGCGTTGGAAGTAGTCAAATCCCTCGCCGACTCCCCCCATTCAGGCGCACAAAAACGCGAAGCCGCCCTGCGCGAAATCCAAACGAGAGCCGTCAACGCTGGCATCAGGGCCAGCGCCAGCGCCGTCAACCTCGCCATCGAGTTGGCCGTCGCCAACCTCAAAAACAAATGAGCGACACCGAGACAAAACCTTGGTGGCAGAGCCGCACGATTCTCGGAATCGTCATCATGGTTGTCGCCCAAGTCTTGAAATACCTCAAGGTGGACATCGCCAACGAGGAACTCACCAGCATCGTTTACCTCGCTGCCGAAACCCTCGGAGCCAGCCTCGCCATTTACGGTCGCGTGAAAGCCCGCAAAGCCATCAAGCGCACCACGCCCGGCGGAGCCTTCAATCCAAACGCCGAAGTCCGCCGAGCTAGAAAACCATGACTCCCGCAAAACTCACCGCCGCGCTTTTGCTCGCCCTCTACCTCGGCGCGGGCGTGTGTTTTGCAACCGTTCCGTGGGGCCAACCCACACCGCTCGCCAAATGGGCCGAACCCGTCGAACGCGACGACCCGCGCCCCTTCTGGGTCCGCCTGCTCCTCTCCCTCCGATACGACTTCTACCACCGCGATGTCCGAGGCGGAGCCACCTTCTAATGCCCAACCCCACCCACAGCCTCGCCGTGATGATCCTCCTCGCCGGCATCTTCCTGTGGCTCGCATTCCTCTTCAACCGATGAAAACCGAATTCCAATCCTTCCTCGACCGAAACCAAATCGAATTTTTCACCGCCCGCGAAGTCCTCTTCCTCGGCGCGTCCAACGCCTGGCTCAAACTCAACACCGTCCCCGACCCCTCCCTCTGGCCCAACATCCTCCCCGCATTGTCAGCCGCCGACGAACTCCGCCGCCGCCTCGGCAAGCCCATCCAAATCCTCTCCGGCTACCGAAACCCCGCTTACAACCGAGCCATCGGCGGAGCCCGCAACAGCCAGCACACCCAATTCCGCGCCCTCGACCTCACCGCCCGAGTCCCCATCCCCGAACTCGCCAAGCTCGCCAAACAAATCCGAACCGAAAAAATCTTCACCGGCGGCCTCGGCATCTACCCCGGCTTCATCCACCTCGACTCCCGCCCCACCAACGCCGACTGGCGGGGGTAAAAAATACCAACAGCGGGCAACAGCGGGCAACAAAACAATAAAACTTTGTAAATCAATGCAAAAAAACGGACTTAAAATCCGTTGATCCGAAAGGGTCGTGCGGGTTCGAGTCCCGCCGCCGGCACAACGGGTTACAGGGCCGCGTAGCTAGTGTTTATCAACCTCTGCGGGCTTTTTGTCTCCGGAAATAAGAGGAAATTTTCGGAAGTCTCCGGAAGAAAAAAGTTGAGAAATCGGGCAACACGGGCAACAAATAGGGCTGTTGCCCAATCGCCCGATGAAAAAATTTTTTGTTTCCGAATACCCAGGCCGCTCAAACACGCCGTGGAAATTGGAGATTCCCGCATCGGTGGCTGGTCGTCGTGTGCGGAAATTTTTTAAGTCCGAAGCCGAGGCGTGGTCCGCGGGGCCTGAGCTTTTGAAGACTCTTCAAAAGGGCGGCACCGATGCGCTGGAAGTCGCAGTCACAGGAATGACGGTCGAGCGCGCGGCCAGATCCTATTTGGCCACGAAGTCCGAGCATTCCTGGCAGCACCAGGTGCAGATCAAAAACATCACGGGATCTCTCGCCAAGCGCTTCCCGTGCCCGGTGCGAGCCATCACCCCTCTTATGGTCTCGAAGTGGTTCGCTACGGTCAAAGGCACACCGACGACGCGGGCGGGATGGCACCGCTACGCCAGCGGTTTTTTCGAGTGGTGCGTGGATATGGAAATCGCCGATCGCAACCCGCTCAAGCGCGTCCCGGCGCCGAGCCCGGAGCCGCGGCGCGTTTTGTTGGAGGCAAAAGAAATGGTCGCCCTCTTGGAAGCCACCATGACCGATGAATTGCGTGCTTGGTTTTTGCTCGGAGCCTTCGCCGGACTTCGGAGCATCGAGGTGCGGAGGATGCGGTGGGAAGACATCGACGCGGAGGCGGGCGAGATTTTCATCGGCCTGGATGTCTCGAAACAATCCAGCGGCCTGCCGCAGCGGATCGTAGATTTCACCGAGCCGCTCACTCGCCGCGCGGAATTTTTCAAAGGCCGAACCGGGCACATCGTCCCGCCGAAATCTCTCCGCCTTTACCGCGAGCGCGAGAAGCTGATCACCAGAATGCACAAGGAAAAAAAACTCCCGTGGCCCGCTCTTCCGGACAACGTGCTTCGGCATTCCTTCGCCACCTATCACTTGGCCGATTGCAAAGACCCTCAGAAGACCGCGCACCAGCTCGGCCACTCTTCGGCCAAAATGGTCCGCGAGGTTTACGCCGTGCCTGCGCGACGAAGCAACGCGCAGGCATGGTGGTCGATTTAGAAACCCGGCGCGCAAGCGCCACAACAACCGGCTCGGCGGTCCCGAGAGCAATACATGAACAAAACAACGATCAACCCCACCCGCACACGGCAACGGCATTCACCAGGGCCGTGGCGGGTGGATGGGCGAAAAATCTGGATCGATGGAGATCGCCACCACATCGCAGCCACCGAGGCCGACGCGCTCATAATCGGCGCGGCGCCAGATTTGCTCCGCGCCATCGATGCACTGACGCACCTCTGGGATCATCACCTTATCACGCCGCCCTTGCATGAGAAATTCCGCAGCGTTTATTTACAAGTCGTGGTGCCCGCCATTATCAAAGCGGAACCGCTGACCGATGCCGATCCCTGACACTAAAAACCGCGAGCCGTCTCAAGAAAACGAGACGGCGCGGATTTTTTTTGTCTGCACTCCGGAGGAGAAAAACGCTTGGGTGAACGCCGCCGCAGGGCGGAAGCTCACGGAGTGGATTCGGGAGGCGCTTAATCAAAAAGCCTCGATCGAACGGCCCGCAGCAGCGGGTGAAAAGAAGATTTAAGCGACCGGCTCGTGGCCGTAGGCTCGGAGCAACTGCCGCATCAACTCGGCCTTGGTGTCCGTGCCCACGAAGCGAAAGATGAGGATGTGAACCTCACGCGAGAACAGCAAAAACACGCGCTTCCTCTCGGCAATGGTTCTCTCAAGCATCCATCCTTGTTCTCCCAGCTTGTTGAGCGTTTTTTTTAAACGCTCGGCATCGACGGTCCCGCTGAACAGGCGCGTCTTGAAAAACTCAACATGGAAATTGTGGGGTATTTTTATTTCCTCCTAGTTTTTTTGGGATAGGTGATAGGAGAGGAGGACCGGGCAGTTAGCGCAATCTCGTCTTTGATTGGCGAGCCGTATTTTGGGCTGTCTTCCATTATCACTCCGCTGCCTTGGATGTCCTGCTCGATCAAATAGCGCAAATACCCAGCCAAACTCCGATGCTGTTGTTTAGCCCGTTTTTTGGCCGCTTCGCTGAATTCTTCCGAGGCACGGAAGCCGATGAATTTTGTTTCGTCTGTGCTCATACGTTAAAAAAGATTTAACGGGAGCGATCAAATCGCAAACATTTTTTTTCGTTTCATCAAAAAAATATTTTCGCCCGCCGGGCCAGTATTCATGCGGGAGTCAAGAAAAAAATCATGTTTTTGACTTGGTAGGGAAACACCCTATTGAAAAATTTTGATTGCAAAGTGTGCACGTTTTGAAAATAAAAGCGCACATGGAAAACGACGAAAAAAACGAAGGCACGACCTTCATCGGTTTCCGGGTGCCGAACGAGCTTCACGCTCTGGCGCTCGAAAAAGCGGATGGAAAATACAGCACCCTATCTGAATATCTCCGCGATCTTGTTCGCCGGGATTTAGAGCGGGCTCAACGAGAGGAGGCCGCGTGAGCAACGAGGTCTTCATGAACATGGCCGAGGCCACGCGGATGACCGGCTACACGGATCGCTCGATCCGCGAATACATCAAGCGCGGCGCTTTTGCCGCTACCATGCCACGCGGCACCAAGGGCGGTTGGCACATCGTCCGCCAGACGTTCTTCAACTGGTGGGGCGAGAAAAACGCCCGCACGGCCAACCGCCAACCGCAAGTCAAGGGGAGGGGACAACAATGAGCCTCTTCCACTGCCTTGCCAACGGACTCTTCGGCGCTTTCGGCGACTACGTGTGGGCGGCGACCCGCTCGGAGGCCGAGCGCAAATTCCAAGCCGCCCACGGCGTGTGGCCGACGGTGACACGGATTGAGAGGAGGGCCGCGTAATGGACCACGATACCATCCTGCGACTGCTCGGCTACTTGCTCGACGCCGCATTTACATTCGCGCCCGTCGCCCTTCTGGCGGCCGTCACATGGAGGGTCACACGATGACCGGCGACGGCGCGTTCATGTATTTCGCTGGGCGTCGGGTGGAATGGCAGATGGTCCACCCGGCGTTCCAGCGGACCTTTGCTTTCAACGTTCACGGTCCCGAACTTTGCCTGGACCTCAACGTCCATCCGCAGTTTCCGACCGCCTACGAGATCGACGCCATTGAGCGCATCATCCGCAAACGCGAGGAGGCGCTCGTATGAGCGGCGAATTCGGAATCGCTCTGGCAATTCTCACGCTCGGCTCCTGCTTTGCCAGCTACCAAATCGGCAAGTGGGAAGAGCAGGCCCGCTGGGAAAAGAAGCAACGCCTCGAGCGTGAACGCGAAGCACGCTGGGAGGAATTCGGAGACGAAGAATGAGCGCCGAACCCGAACCCCAACCCGAAGACGACGCCGAACTCATTGGTGAAATCGAACTGCCCCCGATCCTCCCATGAACCATTTTCTCAAGCCCGAACATTCGGCCTTTTTGCTGGTCGCCTTTGTTTTTCTTTTCGCCGCCATCGCCGCTCTGCGCGAAGGCCAGCAAGTCCGCGAAAACACCGCGGATTTCACTCTCTGCCCTCTCTGCGGGCAGGAGGTGCCTCCCGAGCCATGACCCCTCCCGCCCCCAAAACCACACGCCCGCCGCGCGACCGCAACCTCATCGGCGACGGCGAGCCCACCGCCTGCCCGCGGTGCGGTGGGCGCGGCCACATCGGCCACGGCCAGGGCAAATACGGCGAGACCCTCGGCGGTTGGAAATCCGTCGTCACCGTCTGCCCGGTCTGCCTCGGTCGCGGCGTCATCGCCGCCAGTTGACACTTTCCGCCGGGGACTGCGGCGACCCCGGTGGACACAAAACAAGCCGCACAGAAAGACAACGAGACCATGAAAATCATCAGCGGAAAACAACAACGGCCACAGCGCGTGGTCATCTACGGCGTGGAGAGCGTGGGCAAGTCCACCTTCGCCGCGCAATTCCCACGACCCCTGTTCCTCGACATTGAAGGCGGCTCTGCCCACCTCGATGTGGATCGGGTTGAGGTCAACAGCTGGAAGCAACTAAACGAATGCGTCGCCGAGGCCGCCCGCCTAGACTACCAGACCATCGTTATCGACAGCGCCGACTGGGCCGAGCGCTTGGCCGTTGAAGAACTCCTCGCCACGAACAAAAAAAACAGCGTCGAGGATTTTGGATACGGCAAAGGCTGGGTGATGGCCGCTGAGAAAATGAGCCGCCTGCTCACCGCCTTGGATGGCCTCATCGCCGCCGGCAAGAATGTCGTCGTCATCGCCCACAGCAAGGTCCAGCGCGTCGAGCCGCCCGACCTCCTCGCCGCCTACGACCGCTACGAACTGAAGCTCTCCAAGCAGTCCAGCCCGCTCGTGAAGGAATGGGCCGACGAACTCTGGTTTTTCCGGTTCAAGGTCAAAGCCGTCACCCAAGACGGCGGAAAAGCCAAGGGCATCGGTGGAAAAGAACGCGTTATTTTCACGACCCACTCCGCCGCCTACGACGCAAAAACCCGCTCCGGCCTCGCCGAGGAACTCTCAATGGATTGGGCCAGCGTCGCCCACCTCTTTAAAGCCTCCGCCGCAGCCAAGCCAGCGCCCGTTTCCCAAGAATCAGGCGTTGTCGGCATTGACAAGGATAGCCACAACGCCGTCGCCCTCCTTGAAGCCAACGAAGGCGCGATCAACGCGTTCCTCCTTAACAACGGCTCCATCACTGAAGGCCAGACCTGGCGCGACGCCGGCGCAAAACTCCTCTCCCAGATCATGGCCCGCCCCGAGGCCCTCATCGCCAAAGCCAACGCCCCCGTGGAGGTCGCAGCATGAACATCAAACGAATTCGCGAACGCCAAACATTCAACATCCAAGACCTGGAGAAATTGCAGGCCCGCCACGACGCTGCTTGGGAAAAATACAAAGGCGCTTCCAAGGCTCTAGACGGCTACTATCAGGAATTCATCACTGCGGAGCGTGAATATTTGTCCGCCCTCTACTACGAGCGCGCCCGCCGCGCCGTGATGACCGACCTGATAAATGTCGCAGGGAAATTGTCGCAGGAGGGCGGGCAATGACCAAGGAAATCTCCCCCTCCGCCCTGCCGAAGCTGGCCGAGTGCGCGCTCTTCACGAGCGCGCCAGGCACCAGCGCGGCAGCCGAGCGCGGCACCCTGCTAGACCTCGCCGTTCGCCAACTCCTCACCGACGATCCCACCACCTACGACACCCTCACCCTTGAGGACCAAGCCGCCGTTCGGTGGGGAGCCGACCAACTCCGAACACTCTCCGGCGGCTACCATGTCGAGACCCGCGAGGAACATCTCGGCATGGAAGTCCCAGGCCTCTCCAAGCCCGGCACCGCGGACGCCGTTTGCATCCGCGCCCGTTGGGTCGCCGACATCAAAACCGGCCAGGTCCGCAACTACCGCGAACAACTCGCCGCCTACGCCCTCGCGTGCATGCACGAGCATTTCGCCAACGCCTGGACCGCCCATGTCCTCTACATCGACCAACTCGTCCGCCGCACCTACGATTTCACCCGCGACCAGGCCGAGCAAATCGTCGGCCACACCATCGCCAACGCTTCCAGCCGACTCGCCGAGCCCACCCCCTGCGAATACTGCTCATGGTGCGCGAACCGCGATTCCTGCAAGGCCCTCGTCCGCCAGTCCAGCGAAGCCCTCGCCCTCGTCCAGTCCGAGACCTCCCTCACCGAGCTCCGCGACCGCATCCTAGCCAATCCGGTCGAACTCTCCGCCTTCGCGGCAAACTGGAAACTTGCCGAAAAACAAATCGCCGAGCCCGTCCTCGAAGCCCTCAAGGAAAAACTCGCCGCCGGTGAGGACATCCCCGGCTGGAAGGTCACGACCAGCGCCGGCCGCCAATTTGTCGAAGCCCCCGCCATAGCGAAGGCCGCAGCCAATGTTTCCAAGGACACGCTCATCCTCGCCCTCGGCGGAAAAATGAGCGCCGACAAATTTCGCCAGTTCTGCGCCGACGCCGGCGTGGAAATGGACGAATCCGCGGTGAAAACCGGAGCACCGATCACAACCCTCCGTCAAATCAAAACCAAAACCAAATAAAACCATGCCATCCTACACGCAGACCGAACCCACCCAGAACTACACGCTCCCCGACGGGAAATACAAAATCGAAGTCGAAGCCGCCGAGACCAAAATCTCCCAGAAATCCAGCAACGAATACATCCGCTGCAAGTGCCGCGTCACCCTCGCAAACGGCACAAAAGGCCCCGCCGTTTACGACAACCTCGTCTTCTCGCCCAAGTCCTTCTGGAAGGTCGATCAAGCCCGCGAGGCCATGGGCTTCGCTGTCGTGCCCAACGAACCCTGCACCGTCGAACCCGAAGACCTCATCGGCAAAAAGGCCACCGTCATCATCAAGACCGACGAAGACAGCGGCTACAATGTCATCGACCGCTGGATTTCCCCCAAGGAACTCGAAGCCGCGAAAACCTTCAAAGACGCCGACGGCGACGAGATTCCGTTTTGATTCAACCCTCCGGGGCGCGCCGTGGATACGCGCAGATTTTTTATCATGAAAGCAACTGGAATTTTACTAGGCGTTGGCGCGCCAAATCTCTGCAGAGACGGGCGCAAAACCATGTGCGCGATCTTATTGAGCGACGAACTTGGATTTATTCGGATTTACCCATTGCCAGGCCATGAGAGTTTTCCGGTTTGGTCAAAAATTCGGATTGAAATCGAAAAGTCGCAAACAGACAACCGAAAGGAAAGCTACAAAGTAAAATATCACGAGGTCATTGCTCCTCCGATCACTTGCCAAGATCAAAAGCGTGAAGTTTTGGAAGCCTGCGTTTTGAAAAGCGGATTGGAAGATTGCCAAGACTTCATGAACTCCCCAGAGCGCCGTGGAAGCATTGCCATGGTAAAACTCCAGAGGGAAACGCTGACGGCTGCGATGGACATGAAAATGCCTACATCTACGCCAGACGATGAGGAATTCGGTTGGATTATCACGCAGGCCCAGCACTGGCAAAAACCTTACCTTTCATGGAAGAGCGAGCAGGGAAAGGCCCACAAAACCCATCTCGTCGCTCGGGAAGTTTACGAAGGTCTTCGCAAAAACCCCGAACAGCCCTGGAACATTTACAACAATATGCAGATCGGGAATCCGGATTGGGAACACTGGCTTCTAATGGGAAACATGCGAGACCATCGCAATGTCTGGGTCGGCGTGCACTTGCACCGCTTAAAAAAGTCGAGAGGCGGTTCTATCCCGCTCTTCTCAACGATCCGCGATGGAAAGCCCGACGCATGGCCGTATTGCGAGCAGGAGGCTTCCAATGTGCCCGTTGTGGACAACCAGCCACTGCTGTTCACCACCGAGGCTATGATTTCAACAAATCACCGTGGGAATATAGCGATGATCGCCTAATGCCCGCTTGCAGAACATGTCACAGAAAAATCCATAATTTATGAAAAAACACAAATTCAACATATTCCCAGAAGCCAAAGACGAAGATTTTAAGGAGCTTTTGGAAGACATCCGAGCCAATGGATTCGATGAATCCATGCCGATCATCATTTACCAAGGCGACATCTTGGATGGATGGAATCGCTGGCGAGCCTGCGAGATGCTTGGAATCAAGCCAGCAACGATTGATTTCGAGCATGGCGACTCCGAGGCGCTGGCTTACACGCTTCGCACAAACAAACGCCGCAACATGCCGAGCGGACAGAAGGCCGCGCTGGCCGTCGAGGCCGAAGAGTTGATGGCTAAAATCCGAGATGAGGCAGCAAGGAATGTTGGCGGAAGACCAAAAAAACTGTCGGAAAGTCGACAGCAAAAAGAACTTTGCCCGGAAGCTCAAGCGATTCGCGATGCCAGCAATGCAGACACGAAAGAGTTTTTCCAAAAACTTAGTCAAAAAATTGACGAGGTTTCGCCAAACCAGCGGCGATCGGATGCTAAAGCCGCTGAACTATTTGGGACAAACCGCACCTATGTGCAAGCCGCCGCAAAGATCAAAGCCGAGGCTCCGGAAGTTTTCGAGAAGCTCAAGGCCGGGAAGACAACGATGCAAGAGGCCCGCAAGGAAGCCGCCAGAAAGCCAACCACTGATGAATGGTTGCCGGACGAACTGGATCGCAAGGCCGAAGTCGAATCGGGCAAAACCGTTGTCGCCAACTTTCAGCGCGACAAGCACCTTATCCAATGGGCCAGCCAGAACGGGAAAATGATGGCCATTGATCGCACGAGCAAATGGGGCAACCCATTTATCCTCGGGCAAGACGGAGACCGCGACAGGGTTTGCGACTGCTTTGAAAAACATTACGCGCCAAACAAGGACTCTTTTTCTGACGCCGCCGACGAGTTGAAAGGAAAAGTTTTGTGCTGCCATTGCTACCCCCAGCGGTGCCACGGCGATTCTTTGATTTCTTTATTTCTCGCCCCATGACCCTCGACCTCCGCCTCCGCTTGTCCATTTGTTTGAACGGCTGCCCCATCGGCCCGCGTATTGCCCGCGGGGAGCCGTTGCCGCACTACCAGCACACCTACGCCCTCGACCAACAGGACCAAGCCGAGGCGGACCTTGAGCGCATCCGCCAATATATCGAACGAAACTCCGACAAAATGAAGGGGAAGAAATAAATGGCCGCTGAATGGATTAAAGTGGAACACCACATCCACGAAAAAGTCGAAGTGTCGGCAATCGCCGAACAGACCGGACTCGACCCCGACGCCGTGGTGGGCAAGCTCGTCAAAGTCTGGTCGTGGGCGTCACGGAATTGTCACGGTGACGGCGTGACAACTGTCACGGCACTGCGCGTCATCCGTGAAATTACGCGCGTCGAGAACTTCGACGAGGCGCTTGCAAATTGTGGTTGGATTCGCATCAAAGGCGACAAAATCGAGTTCACGAACTTCGATCGCCACAACAGTCAAACCGCTAAAGAGCGAGCACTTGCTACGCAAAGAAAGTGGAAGCAAAGAAGTCACGCTTCTGTCACGCAAATGTCACGCTCCCTCCGTGACAAAAACGGGACTAGAGAAGAGAAGAATAATAAGGGGTCGGCTACGCCGCCCCCGTCCTGCATATGACAATGACCCAGGACAAAATCATTCCGATGCCGCGGGCGGTCCCACAATCCGAAGCCAGCGAGCGCGCCGCGATTAGCTGCCTGCTCCAGAATTTCGACCTGCTCACCGAGATGTCCTGGCCGGAGGATTTGTTTTTCCTGCCCGGCCACCGCACGATCCTCGGCGCGATCCGCGAACTCCACGACGCTGGCGTGAAGACCGATTTCTTCGCCGTCCAATCCCTCCTCGAGCGCAAGGGCCAACTCGACGAAGTGGGCGGAATGCACGCGCTCATCGACCTCTCCACCGTCATGCCCACCGGAGCGCCCGCGCTGGCCACATGGCACCGCGACGCACTCTACGAAGCCGCCCGCTACCGCAACGCCCTCTCCACCCTGCGCGCCGCGGAGGATTCGTTCCTGCGCCAGCAAGGCGACATCGCCGCCGTTTCCACCGCCCTGGCCGAAACCGCCTCCTTCGGCGACCGCCAGCGCACCAGCACCAAGGACATCCTCTCCCGCGTGATCGACGAAATCGAACGCAACGAGCCCGTCGAAGCCTTCGGCACCGGCCTCGGGCGGCTCGACCACCTCACCAACGGCGGCGTCAAGCGCGGCGAACTCCTCACCGTGGCCGCCCCGACCTCGGGCGGCAAATCGATCCTCCTCCTCCAACTCGCCCTCCATGCCCTGCGCGCCGGCAAGCGCGTCCTCTATTTCTCCCTCGAAATGCCCGACACCCAGGTCGTCCGCCGTTTCCTCGGCGCCATGTGCGATTTCAATGTGTCCGTCCTCGGCACCCCGGCAAAAACCCAGCGCGACATCGCCAAATTCACCGCCGCCACCACGGAATTCACCGGCTTTTCCATCACCATCGAATCCAAGGCGACCGATATGGAAACGATCGACGCCCTCACGCGCGAACTCGCCGCCAAAGGCGAAGCCGACCTCCTCATCGTCGATTACATCCAACTCGTCCACCTCCGCGCCCTCGGGAAGAACGAGACCCGCGAGCAGCATGTCAGCGAGATCACCAAGCGCCTCAAGGCCCTCGCCCTCCAACTCGACATCGCCGTGGCCACCGCCTCCCAACTCAACGACGAAGGCAAACTCCGCGAGTCCCGCGCCATCGCCCACCACTCCGACCATGTCTGGCTCATCGATCACAAAGACGAGCCCGCCATTTTCATCAACAAAAACCGCGACGGCGAACGCGGCGGCATCGTCCCCGTCGTCATGCGCGGAGCCGTTTCCAAATTTACCGAACGACACACCGAACCATGAACCCATTTGAACCACCACCATCAACTGAATTCACATTCCTTTCCCTCGGAGCCGGAGTTCAAAGCAGCACCTTGGCTCTTATGGCCGCGCAAGGCGAAGTCACGCCTATGCCTACGGCGGCGATCTTTGCCGACACCCAGGCCGAACCGGCCAGCGTTTACAAGTGGCTGGATTGGCTGGAAGGGCATCTGCCTTTTCCGGTGCATCGCGTCACCCGAGGCGATTTGACCAAGGAAAGTCTAACGATTCGCCAATTCAAAAACGATTCGTCACGCCATTGGGTTAAAAGCCTTATCCCGGCATTCATTGAAAACCCAGATGGGTCACGGGGCTTGATGGGTCGGCAATGCACTTTCTCCTACAAGGTAGAGCAACTTGAGAGAGCCGCCCGCCGGTTGGCTGGAATCAAGCGAGGCCAAAAAGAAATCACCGTCACTCAATGGATCGGGATTTCATGGGACGAAATCCAACGCATAAAACCTTCCCGCGTAGCTTGGTCCCAACATCGGTGGCCACTTGTGGAGCTTCGCATGGGCCGCCGGGATTGCTTGAAGTGGATGGATGCGCATGGATACCCGAAGCCGCCTCGCTCGGCATGCGTTTACTGCCCATTCCATTCCGACAACGAATGGCGGAGACTCCGCGACGAAGAGCCGGAGGAGTTTGCGCGAGCTATTCGCTTTGAAAAAGACCTACAAGCGGTCAAGGCACAGACAGACAACCAGCGGGGCGTTCCTTTCCTGCACCCCAGCCTCGTCCCGCTCGACCAGGTTGATCTTTCTACCGACATCGAGCGCGGGCAACTCGCCTTGTGGCTCGACGAGCAATCTTTCGGCAACGAATGCGAAGGAATGTGCGGCGTTTAACCTAAAAAACCACCACCCAACTATGAAAATCCACATCGGCATCGACCCCGGCCTCTCCGGCGGCATCGCATTCATCCCCTCCACCGGCACCCCTTGGGCAGAGAAAATGCCCGAGACCGACCGTGACCTGATCGAACTCCTGCGCGACAGCATTTCACTTTGCGAACCCAAAGCGCTCATCGAATTGGTCCATTCCAGCCCCCAGATGGGCGTGAAAAGCGCGTTTACATTCGGGGAAGGGTATGGACGCCTCCAGATGGCATTGACTGCGCTCGGTGTCCCTTATGAGCGAATCCGCCCCGCTGTCTGGCAGAAAGCCATGGGGTGTTTGACCAAGGGCGACAAGAATGTGAGCAAACGCCGCGCGCAGGAACTTTTCCCCAACCTCCGAATCACCCACGCCACCGCCGACGCCCTCCTTATCGCCGAATTCAACCGGCGCACCCACCCATGAACCATGAAACCCCTCCTCGAGCCGCACATAGTCCAGGACATGTGCACGGCGAAAAGCCGCTACCCTTCAAAGCGAGTCGCAGCGGCCTATTTGCAAAAGACCCGCCTCGAAAGAAGAAATCGAAAAAAGTCCCTTCGCCTCTACTGCTGCCCGATTTGCAAAGGGTGGCACCTTACAAGCCATTGATCCCCGAATACCGCCTCGTCGAGTGCATCCTCCTCTGGGCCGCCGTCATGGAAGGCCGATGGCCCCGCAAACGCGCTGCGATCAAAGCCACCGCCCGCCACTATTTTCCCGCCGCCCGCATCCACGACGCCAAAAACCACGCATGAACTCCCACGCCTACCCGACCTTCCCGCAGGAAGCCGAACGCCTCCACGCCAAACATCAGGCCGAGCCCGCCTACTGGCCCGACATTGCCAGTGACATTGACGCGCCCGAGGAAACCCTCGCCGACCACCTCGGCACCACCCCCGCGGTCGCCCTGCGCGTCATGGCCCACACCGAACGCGCTGTGCGCGAATCTCAAGCCCTCACGCTCGGCAAAGTCGTCGGCCTCCTCCTCGAAACCAACAACCTCCCCGTCATGGTCAACGCTATCGCCTTCGCCGCCGGCTTGGATCAACTCAACGGCAAACGCTCCCAAGCCCAGGTCGCCCGCGAGCTCGGCGTCACCCGAGCCCTCGTCTCCCACTATGTGGTCGGCGTGCGCGATGTCCTCTCCGGCAAAGCCACCACCTTCGACTGCACGAAATTCCGCAAATCCCAAGCCTCCCGCAAGACCTTTCAGGAAAAAGCCCGCTCACCCTTTCTGGCCGCCAAACGCGCAGCCATTCAACGCAAAACCCAAAACCAAACACCATGCAATTGATCGACACCACAATGGTCACGCTTCACTCGCTGACCCTACCCGACACCCTCACCAAAGAAGATTGGACGCTCCTCCACCGCGACCTCCTCCTCTGCAAGAAAGCCGCAGCCAAATGGCTCCAACAATCCCGCGACTACTCGACCGGGAAGTGGGGCCTTGAATTCACCGCAGACACCGAAGCCCAACTCGAACTCGACCTCGGCCTCCCCATGCCCGAAGACAAGCCCACCCTCAACCCCGACGACAAGACCAAGGCCATCGTCACCATCGAAGGACTGAGCCAGAAGTTCGAACTCTGGGAGCGCAAGATGCACGACGAGATCGACACATGGGACAAACCTCGCCTCGAACGCGCCCTCGAACTCCTCACCCCCATGGAAGCCACCGCCGCGCGGATCCGGCAGTTGCTGACATGACCAAAGCCGAACGCGAGCGGGACCAATACCTGGCCCAGTTGAACGCAGCCAACAAGGCCCTCCAATCCTGCGCCGAGCGGATCGACCAGCTGGAAGCCGCGAACCGATCGCTCGCCGAGGCGCTCCAAAAGGCATTGGATCAAACCAAAAAAATGCCGGGTGCCAATTAGGATGACTCCCCAATTTGACACCCGGCGGTTGTCGTGCAAACAACGACAACCAGCTCGTGTCAAATCGAGCTATTCGCCGGGCTCCATCCGCGTAGGAAATGGAGCAGAATCCAACCAATCCCATGCCCCGTCTGTGGCGTGGTATTTAAGCCCAAACAGCGGAAGTATTGCTCCCGTAAGTGCGCCGTTATTCAGATCGGCAAAGACAAGAAAGGGAAGCCGCTTGGCGACTCTCTCCCTGCATGGCACCAGTGCGCCAAATGCCATGCGCTCATGGGCATGGCTGGGAAGATGTCAGGAGATTTGGTCAACAAGGACAAGGCGACCATTTGCCAATTCAGAAAAGAAAATGGTTTGCCAACACTTTCCAAGTCGCAGGCCACCAAATCGGTTTTGGTTAAGAGTGAAAGATTTCCAAGGCAAACTGGAAAACAATGGTGGAGAGATAATTGGGCTGGTGTAGTAGATACTTATTGGGACAAATGTTCAGCCATTATCATAGCAAAAATGAATAACCCACAGGTTTTATTAGAAATGAATAGAAAATCTGTAAGAGATAGGGCTAGGCGAAAATACGCAGCGATGAAAGATAAAAGAGATAATGTGTATTGGGTTAAGCATAAATTAAAAAATGGAATCAAAAGAATCTACAGAAAGATTAAAGGGAAAAAGGAATTAAGAACTATTGAGATGCTTGGCTGCACCGTTGCCCAAGCAAAGGCTCATATTGAAAAACAATTCAAGAAGGGAATGACTTGGTCTAACCACGGAACCGTATGGGAAATTGACCACATCATTCCTTTGGCTGCATTCGATCTTAAGCGCAAAGATCATCAACTTCTTGCCAACCACTTTACCAACCTGCGGCCCGAGTGGAAGGCTTTGAATCGTTTGAAGTCTGACAACATCACCGTCACTCATCAACTTGCCTTTGCTTGATAACCCCCCCCCATACCTAGAAGACTGTAAAAACCGTTGAAAGCGCGCAGTTTGCCAGTCG